GAATTATTGTATATGAATAAAAATATATACAATAATGTTACAACGAACGGAAATATTGAGTATCAATATAACTGTAGAGATGTAAACTCTAATAATATTAATAATTTTTATATTAATAATTATAAAAATGAAAGATTAGATTATGTTGATTATGAAAAACTATTACATATATTTACAAAAACATATGATATACCAAGATTATTGACAAAAGAAATACATTTTAATAAAGAGTTTCCAGAAAATAATAATATTACTTATGAAAATAAAGAAAATGCTTTAATTAAAATTAATAACGAATATATATTAAAAGATTTGAATTTATTAGCAGAAGAGTTAGTTAATGAAAAAACTACACAAATGCAAAAATTTGCTGAAGAAAATAAGGAAGATATTTGTTTAAAAATAGAACATAAAAAATATTATGAAATGATTGAATTGTTATTAAATTTTATACTATTAAAAGAACCACATCAACATTATAAAATTCAAATAAAAAATATTAAGGATATGATTAAAAATAACAATGAACATTCTATATAAATTATTTTTACTCACTATATTCTATTTGTGGATAATCATAATAATTAATTACACTAACCATAGGGTAATCTTGAATACATATTTCTTTTATAACTTCAATCATTATATATAATAAATTAGTATATATCTATTAATCATTTTTTTTAATTTTTATAATTAAATATGATAATTAAAATACCTATAAATGAAATTATAATACCTAAAATACAATAAAAATTTATATATTGATTAAATAATATATAACTTGCAAATATTGTAATTATTATATTTAAATTTATTATTATATGGGTATAACTTATATTTGGAGATATTGAAAATGCATATTGTATTAACAAATTACCAATTACAATAAACAATGCAAATGCGGTTGAATATAAAATTAATTTATAATCACAATTTTTTAAGAGATTTTTTTTATTTTTTAAATCAAATATTAAATAAATTATACCAAATAATCCAACAAGTATATAACTAATTATCATAAAAATTATATTATTATATTTACTATTATCAATATAATTCATTAATATTACTCCAAAGGATGATAATAATGTGCATGTTAATGCAATTAATATCCAATTATTAAATAACCTAAACATACTAAACTATATACATAATATATTTTAAAATATTATGTATATTTAATAATGAAACTATTAATTATTATTATTCTTGTTATAATGATATTAATTTATTGTATGTTATTTAGAAATAATTGTGAATATTTTGATTATAAAAAAATTAACATTAAAAATGAAAATTTATTACAAATATTAGCTAACATTAATAATAATTTAAATGATTTAAATGATAGAATAATTAATCTAGAATTAAAACTCAACGAAATTTATTGACTCGAAGTTTTCATATATTTTTTTTTGTATTTTATACGCATCTTTCTCTAAAGATTCATAATTATTATTTTTCCAATATGCGTTATATCTATAATAGCAATTTCTGCATATTCTTAAATTTTTCAAAATCAAATAAATATTTTTCTTATAATTTATTGGATATTCAAAAAAATCATATCTGCCTCCAAAATTTGGTTTAAAATCATACATAATTTTGTTTTTAAGTTTTGCACAATCATCTTTATATTTATTAAATTTACAAGGACCAGGGCAAAAATAAATTTTACTAGCGTCTATAATTATACCAAAATGATTTTCTTTATTCATTTATATAATAAAAATAAATAAATAAAGAAAATCATTTTTTATACTTTTCAATAGCTGGCGTTGAAACTTAATATACAAACTCTGTATGTGAAGCAAAATCTTTATTACCAAGGTTATTATAACAATGAAGATATTATAACTGAATATCCTAGTGGTTATTATTGTGAAGAGAGTCCTTATATCAACAATGACGATTTGCCAATAAATACAGTTTGCCCAAATAATACTAATTCTTTTGTAGGGTCTTCCAATGTAAATGACTTATCACCCTGAATTTATGGTGTTCAGGTGGATGTGCTTATTTTTATAGTTCAAATATTGAAAATAGCATTATAACAGGTAATTCATCAACTGATTTATTTACTGATTGGAATGGAATACATTATATAATTATTAAAACATTAATAATAATGTAAAAAAAAGTTTAACGCCCCCAACAGGGATCGAACCTGTGACCTAACGATTAACAGTCGTTCGCTCTAACCAACTGAGCTATAAGGGCGGCGTGAATTTCTTCACAATATAATATATATTATATTTCTTATATAATTTTTAAAATTAATTATTTTTTTTATTTTCAAAACCATTACAATTCATATATCTATACAATGGTATATTAAAATAACCAGTTAAAATAGTATTAAATAATAAAAAGGGACTATAAATTCATAATATATTTTTATATAATAAAATCTTTATGTATTTTATCATCAATTATAATATTTTTGTATATAGTATAATTGATATTGTTTTTATTTAAAATAATATTACTAATATAATTATATAATAATTCTGATATTTTATTAGATATCAAATGTGGATATAAATTTAAAAATGAATTATTAATATTATATGTCATATAATATTTTTCTTTTATAATATTATAATTAAAATTATCAAAATACTGAATATATAGGGTATCTTTATCGATAAAATTTAATAATTTAGAATTAATTGTTGTAAAATTAATAATAATTTTTGAATTATATAATAATTTTTTTAAATTTCTATTATTTAATATATAGTAATTAGAAGAAAATTTATAATCATAATTTAACGAACATATAGTATAATTAATATTTAATTTTTCAATATTTTCAATATAATATTTAGATATATTATTATAGCCTATAATTAAAATATTTGAATTATTTATATCAAAATTGAATTCGTGTAAGAGTGATTTAATATTAATTTTATAAATATAATTAATAATTTTATCATTAATTGTATTATAGTCAATACAATTAATATAATTATTGCTACAATAATTAATAAATTTATCTGTTTTAATAAAACAAATAATTGTATGTTTATTATTAAGTAAATAATATTCAGATTCATGTAATTCATTAATTTTAATTATAACATCGCATTTATCGTATAAATCAGCGATATTATGTAATATATTAGCACCTGCATTTATGTAGTCTTCTTTTGTATAAAATAAATAATCAAAAATTTTATTATGCATATAAATTTGAATATTAAAAATGGTTAGTAATAATTTGATATCTCTTGGAATAAGTGGAATATTTTTTTGATATTCTAAAGTTTCATATGGAATACCAATAATAATATTATTCATTATATATATAAAATATAAAAAATGATTAAATAGTTTCTTGTAAAAAAATACAAATATGAGTGAGAATAAGAAAATTCAACTGAAACGGGTTAAGTATATCTATAGCATTTGAATTATAAGATAAAAGTTCCCAATCGATTTTATATAAATATTTTAAATTATTAAATTCTTTTTTAGTTAAAATACCTGAAAAATATGGACAATCGATTGATATAATGATTGAAGCAAAAATGAAGGAGAAATCAATAAAAAAATTATATGATCAATATATTTAAATTGTAAAATCAAATATATTGATCAAATCTAATAATAGACACATCTTTATAAACAGGAAAACCATTTAAAGTTTGTGAATGATATTGTTTAATTAAATTATATCTTATTTTTTTTGCTTTAGAAAGTGTAACAACATTAGAATGAAGTTTTAATGTATTATTATTTATTGATATTACAATAAATTTACATATAAACTTGTTATAAATATAAAAAGATAAATAAGAAATTCCTAAAACAATTCCAATATTCATTTATATAATTAATAATAACAGAATTCTTTAATTACTTTATAACATGCAAAATCTGTATATTTATTTTTATTATTAAATTGATAAAATGTTTTATTGGGATAAATAATAGGAATAGGTGCAATATATAATTTTGTAATAAAATACCTGTAATTACTATACATATTTGATATTAACTATAATATAAATAAAGATAATCATTTTTTAATATAAAAAGTACATGTTTATAATAATTTTAAAAAATTTAAAAATTAATTTATTTTTTTAAAATTTTAAAGATATGTACTATTTTTCAAATTGTTTTAATTATTGAAGCATTTTTAGTCATACTTCTAGTTCTACTTCTAGTCATACTTCTAGTCATACTTCTAGTCATACTTCTAGTCCCACTTCTAGTCTTAGTCTTACTTCTTTTAATACTTACAAAATTCTTTTTATAAGGTTGTAAAGGACATGGTGGTGTTGATATATCGTATAGAATATCATATGAACAATTATTAAGTATAGGAACTCTTTGCAAATCTTTAAAATAATTTTTAAGAGGTAATCTATTTTTTTTACACATTTGAATAATATTTTTATTATGTTGGTTTGGTATTATTCCATAGGTATAAATTAATGGAAATGAAGAATAATTATCTGCAACTTTATGATCGAAATAGATAGGGTATTCTCTAACATTTTGTCCATCCTTTGTATAATATGAGAATAATTTGATAATTTTATCTTGAGTCATTAATTCGTATATTGATTTGATGATATATTTATGTTTAGTAGGAAAATATAATGCGCCATCAATTTGATTTTCTTTAAATGTCGTAGTAATAGTATCGATAGCGGTATTTGATATAAATGGTATCATAATATAAATATCACAATTTTTGTTTGAAAAATGTTCAATAAAAGAACTTATTTGCGAACCCGAATAAGTAGCATCATCTGGAATAATAATGGGCAAATTATAATTAATATCATTAATATCATAAATAATATTATAATCATATATTTTATTATCAATATATGGAATAATATGATTTAAAACCCAATATCCTGATTTATTTTTATAAGATACAGAAGAATTATCAGTAATTATAAGAAATTGTAATTTTGTAGTATTCAAAGATTTTAACATTTCAAAATAAGTATTTTTTAAATATTTTTTAAAAATTGAATATGAAATATATTTAGTTTTTAAAATAAATTCGTGTGCGATTGATTTAATATGAGAATCTGATTTATCCAACCATTCTTTTAATTTAGTATTATTAATATTATGTTTATTAGGTATAATATTCATTCTAATAAAAGATTATATTAACTTTTATTATGAATAAGATAAATTTAGTATTTTTATTATATATAAATTCCGTTTTATCTTTTAATTTATATTCTATTATATATCCAATAAAGCATAGTTTTAATATTATTGATAAAAAATGGAATTATGAAAATAGATTATTTCCAACAAATAAAAAAGCTTGTTATATTGGAAAATGGTATCATTATAATAATATTGATTTTATTAAAAATGAAAAAAATATAATAGATACGCCCGAATATAGTGTACATAAAAATGTATTAACAAAATATGAATATGATAGTAAGAAAATTTTAATATCAAAAATATTAAATCATAGTTATAATATAGAAAATCATTATAGAAAAAAGAGAATATATGATAATAACAAAGAATATTGTAGAAAAGAACATTATAATTTAAATAGAATAAGTAATTTAAGCAATACTAAATTATATAGTTTATTAAGTAAAGAAGCGAATAAATTAAGAACATTAGTAATAAGACCAAATAGTTGTAGTATAACATGTACCCCTTATATACCAAAAATGGAATTAGTAAATAAATTAATAAATAAAAAAAATATAAATAATACAAATTATTCAATAAATTTTAATATTTGGTTAACAGATAGATATATATATAATAATTCTTTAAGAATTGGTTTATTTATATCATATGATGGTATAAATGGAAATTTAAAAGAATTAATATTAAAAAAAGAACATATGATTGATGATAATATAGATACAAATGAAAAATTAGATCTAGATTATATATTTAATAGTGATAATATAATAAAATATAATATAACAGATGAAAAAATAAATAATATTAAAGATTTTGATAATAATACAACAATAAATTATATAATATTAAAAAATAATTGGATAGGAAATTATAGAATACAAAATATAAATGATGACGATAACCAGATAAGTTGGGGGTCTGAACATAATTATTTTATATCAATATCTAATAATGAAATAAATAAATATTATCAATTAAAATTCAAAGACGGAATATATGCAAATATACCGGAAAATTTAAATTATTTTAAAGATGATGATAAAATATATATTGAATTTGTGTCTTTTTATAATAATGGTACAGGAATTCAAAGATTTATTGCATGGGGTAGTAAGTCAATAGGAGGCATAAAAACATATTGTCATGATATATGGAAAAATAATGTACAATTATATTATATAGATTGAAGTTAATATGTCTTCGGTATGTAATGATAATCTAAGAGATATTGAATATTTAGATCATATGATACCACATCATCAAGTAGCGGTTGATATAAGTTTAATGTTACAAAAACAAACAAAATCAGCAAAAATGCAAAAAATATTGAGAGAATTAATTAGAATACAAATATATGAAATAGAAATGATGAAAATGATGAGAAATAAATTTCCAGAAAAAGTATCAGACGATATAAATAATGATAAATATATCAAAACCGGTTCTGATTTTATGAAACCCAATAAATTAGGATTAACAAATACATATTGCGATCCAAATTTTTTTGATCCAGATGGACATATGAAACATATGCAACATATGAATATAGATGATAAAATGTATTTAGAACATATGATACCACATCATCAAGTAGCAGTAGATATGAGTAAAATTTTAATAAAAAATACAAAAAATGATTTTATGTTATCACTAGCTTATAATATAATAAAATCACAACAAGAGGAAATAATAATGTTAGATAATTATCTAATGAGTTTAAAGAATAATAAAGGATATGATTATCAAAGTGAATTATTATTTTGAATATAATAATTAGGATGGAATTAGATAATAGATTTGATTTATATTTTAGTTATTGGTTATTTTTTTGGGCATTATATAGTATTATATCAAAAGAAACAGTATTTCCTATAATATTAATGACAATAGCATTTCTAATACAGTATATGTATATATATACACATATAAATAAAATTATAAATAGTAAAATTAATTATATATTATTTGGTAATTTAACAATGGTTGTGATAAAATATATATTAATTATATATTCTTTACTTTTTAAATTAAAAAATTATAATATATATAACGAATTTGTAATTGGATTTATATTATTTGCAATATTTAATTTATATTATTATATAACAGTAAAAAAAATCTATTATTTATTTACAATTAATGATAAAAGTAGTATTCCAAAAATTGATAGCGGACCATGTGTTTATTGGTATAAATTATTATTTAATAGTACATTATTTAAGTAGTATCTATTTCAAATTCTTTAGATAATTTATATTCGCGAATTATAATACTGTTTTCGTGTTAATATATAAATTTTAATGGTTTTATCAATATTATACAAAAATTTACTAGTATCCAAAGGTTTATTTAACATTTTTAATAGTTTTAATATCTAATTTAAATTAGAATGATTAATAAATTCTAAATCTGTTTTTTTAATAGATAATTCTTTATCAGTATCATATAATTCGTGAAAATAAAAAAGATAGAGTTTTTATTTGATTTTTTGCTAATATTAAACTTGTGTATTTTGTACTTTTGAATTAGATAGAATCATAAAAATACTTTTTTTAAAGTACTTTTAGTTGAAAAGTGTTTATGTGATTATCCATTTATAATATTTACGCATATATTATTTTAATATTTTCATCAATATATTTTTTATATTTTAAAATATATTTATAACATTTAACAATAGTAACTTCAGAAACACTACATATTTCAGAGAATTGTTTTTTAGTGAAATTTAATTTATTTTCTTGTGAATAATAATATAAAATACCAGCTGCAGATGATGTAGGAGCATTATCACTTAATATTTCTTTTTGTTCTAAAAAATTAATTAATTTTTTACAATTTTCAATATCGTCTTTGTACATATTTAATTTACTCGCAAATCTTGAAATAAAATCTTCTGGATTAGATGATAAAACATTAATTTGTAATAATTGCTGAAATCTTGCATTACCTTTATTTAAAGTAACATGTGTAATATTGAACATTTTTGCAATTTCTTTAGAACTTCTAGGAACATCATTAATCAAACATGAGTGATAAATACATGAAGCTATAAGCCCTTCTTTATTTTCTCCTCTAGATATTTTTCTTTCAGAAGTTTTTTTATAAAATATTTTAGCATCTTCTATAACTTTTTGTGGAATACCGTGATTAGATGTTGCTGTTTCTAATTTATCAAAAATATTCCATAATGTTCTTTCATCATAAGGCATTGCATTCCACATCTGATACATTCTAATTCTTTTCATATCTATATTATCTTTTCTAGTTCCACCAATTACCGAACCAATAGAAGATTTTGGTAATAATTTATTAATAGGCATTCCGCATCTAGAAGGGTCACAATCTCTATTATCTTCGCTTCCATAATATCTCCATTCCGCAGATGTATCAATACTTTTGTCAATAATAACGTTACATTTTACGCATACATTCATAGAGTCAACTTCAATTATGTCATTAGATCCACATGCACACAAAGTTTTTTTATTATTTTCAATTTCATGAAATTCACTTTTTATAGCATTGTATATATCCCATAAATTAAAATCTGTCATAACAATTTAAGAATATAAATATATATAATAATCATTTTTTATATAAAAACAAAAAACATATAAAGGGAAAACAAATTATGAACAATTTCTACAAATCATTCTAGCGGTATGTCTACAGTCGCACTTACAATATAATTCTCCTGTAATATGATGTGTATTACTTGTTAGAGGATTAAGTCCCTTATTATAAGTTGTATCAATCCATTTTAGATATAATTTAGGTTTATCAATTTGATGTTTTTGACAACAATTGCATTGTGCTAGTTTATCAAGGATTAGTTGATTAGATAAAGCATAAATTGGTTCTTCGCGAATAGTATTCATAATAATTTATAATATTATTATAAAAATCATTTTTTATGAGCGATAACTAAATTGTAAATTAATATCTTTTATAGGATGATATAAATTATTCATATTAATATCTTTTTTTTCCATTTTTTTGCCAAATTATATTCGATAATTCTGTTATTATTTTGACATTTAATTTATTATGTTCTGCTATAGTATTAAATAATGTTTCATCTAAAATAAAGATTTGTTTTTTTCTGCATATTTTGATATACTAATTATTAATTCTTTTGAACATCTTATTGCACATATCATTGCGCAAGCATATGGTAATCCAATATTAGTTTGATTATATACATATGACCATAACCAATCATATTGTTTTGTATTATAAACATCATGTTTTGAAACTAATAAATCATATTTATTATAAGAATATTTATTATCAATATTAAAGATAGTTTGAATTGTTTGTATAAAAACATCTTCTTCAATTAACCAAATATAATCATAATTAGTAACTTTGTGTGAAAAATAATATAATGCTTTATCTCTTGAACATGCTATATTATATTTATTAAAGACGCAACTTTTAAATCCAATCATTTCACAATCATTATTATTAATATATATAATATTGATATTATTATATATATATCTTTAATTTCATAATTATTGTCATCAATTATTACATAAATATCATAATTTGTTTTTTTTAAATTCAAAAAAAAGTTTAGGTGGTTTTACTGTAAGAAATGCAATAATATATCTATTCATATTCATTATAAAACTATATATAATTTATATAGTTTTATAACTATCCACTTTTATTATTTTTTGTGTTAATTTGTCAATATCATTTTTATCTCCATTTTCTGAAATTAATTTAAAACATCTAGATATTTGATTTAATTTATCTGTATTATCAGTTGAAATAAATATATTTTCTGTTAATAAATCTCTTATTTCTGTATCTGTTGTTATTAAATTTGAAACATCAGATATTAATTTATCATCACTTTGTTTATAAAAATTACCGAAAGGATATGTTGAAAATTTAATTAAAAATCCTAGTATTTTATTAGGAAAATTTTGAGAAATTAAATTTGTTGAATTTTGAATATTATAAAAATGTTCATTCATTGATATTTTTAATACTTTATCAATATCTTTTACATGTTTATTTTTCTCATAATACCATAAACAAGAATATGACATATATAAATCACTTAAAATATCACTATATCTTCCTGATAAATATTGTGAAGTCTTTATTTTGCCACCTAATAATAATGCTAAATTACTAGTTAATGCAAAATTACTTGTTAATTTATTAAGATGTGTTTGATAATATTTAGTTTTATCTTCTTCATTATAAAAATTTAAATAAATAGAATAATATAAAGAATTAAATAGATTATACAAAGTATGTTTTATAATATTTATTAAATTTTTATTAAAACCATCTATATCATTTCCATTTTGTATACTTTTAATAGTATCTAATAAATAAGGATGTGATCTATTTAAACCTTGACCAAATATTATTAATGATCTAGTTAATGTATTTGAACCCTCAACTGTTATTGCAATAGGTATAGCACTATAATGTGGTGCTAAAAAATTCATATTGCCTTTACATATTCCAGCACCTCCTAGTATATCCATACCATTATTGACAGCAATTCTTCCATATTCTGTACATTTATATTTCATAATTGCAGATAAAACAGGAGGTTTTTCATTATTATGTAAAATAGAATTGAATAAATGTTGAGCAGATACTAATTGGTAATTTTTTGTTGCAATTATTGCAAGTTTTTCTTTTACACCTTCCATTTGTGCAATTGGTATATTAAATTGTTTTCTAATACGTGCATAACCACCTACACCAAATGTAGTTAGTTTACCACTTGCAACACCTAATGCTGGTAAAGAAATTCCTCTACCTTCTCCTAAACATTCCATCAGCATATTCCACCCATATCCACATTTTTCTTCACCACCAATTATACAAGTCAACGGTATAAATATATTATTTGCAGATATTGTACCATTCATAAAACCAACATCTAATGGATTATGTCTATTTCCAATATTAATTACATTACCATATTTATTATTATAAAATTCATTATTTTCTTTTGGTATTAAAGTCAACGTAATACCTTCTTTGCCTTTTGTTAATAAATTATTTGGATCTTTTAATTTAAATGCAATACCTATTAATGTAGCAATTGGTGCCAATGTTATATATCTCTTTGAGAATGTTAATCTAATTCCTAAATCATTACCTTCTTTTACTACTATACCTTCATCCAACATTGATGCAGCATCTGAACCAGAATTTTCAGTTGTTAATCCAAAACATGGTACATCAATACCATTTGCAAGTCGTGGTAAATAATATGATTTTTGTTCTTGTGTACCATAATTATATAATAATTCGCTAGGACCTAATGAATTCGGTACCATTACACTAACTGCTGTGGCTGGATTTCTAGTTGCAATCTTTTCTACAATTTTAGCATGTGCATGTTGTGAAAAATTTAAACCGTTATAATTTTTATTAATAGAAATACCCATAAATTTATTAGATTTAATATATTCCCAAACATTATCTGGCAAATCCTGTTTTTTTTCTATTTCATGAGTATTTAATAATTCGCATAATTTTGTTACTTTACTATTTATATAATTTTCTTCAAAATAAGATAATGAAACATTATATTTATCAACTATATTATTAATATCTAATTTACCAACAAACAAATCTCTTTCAATTGATGAAGTTCCAGAATTTAAAGCAGCCGCTTCTGTTTCTGATATTTTAGGCATAATATTTTTAGCATAATTATAAATATATGGACTTAAGAACTTTTTCATTATAATAATATTTATATATATTATTATATTTATATATTATAGGAGGTATGGTGAATAAAAAATTCTCAAAAAAACATATAAAAGGGCGCAAAACGGGAGGCATCACGATAGCTGAGAGGATAGCTAACATGCAGAAAAAAATGGGGGATGACATACAGTATGACATTAATAGAAGTCGGAAAAAGTTCCATGATGATAATAGACAAGGAATGAAAAGGGGGATGGACTTCTCGAATGCGATAAAATTTATGAATCCAAAGAATTTAGTACCGAAGAGTGCTATCAAACGCTTCCAAACCTGGAACCGTAAGCGGCAGGATGAACAAGATAGAAGACAAAAAGGCGGCAAGAAAAAGAAAAAAAGTTCTGGTCAATATACAAAAAAAGAGAAGAAAAAAATAAATGGTGTCATAAAAGTAATATATACAAAAAAAAAATCAAGAAAACTATATGTAAAATCAAAAGGTAAAATGATAAATCTTATAAAATACAAAAAAATATTATCAAATAAAAAAAAATGATTTCTTTTTAATTATTATTTGTTAATTAAATGAATATAGAACCAATTACATTTATTAATAATTATATGAAATATTGTTTAAATATAAATAAAATAATTAAAAATTATTCTAAATTAGAATATCAAAATATTGATTTTAAAATATATTATAAATATTTACCATATTTAACATTTTTATTGCATTTTATCATAATTAATTATTTATTAAAAAATCTTAAAAAAACAATTATTAAAGAATGTAAACAAACAATTAATTATTATTTTACAAATAAAATCAGATGTTATACATATCATATTAAAAATAGAAAAAATGTTTCAAGAAAAACACCCAGTCAATATAAAGTAAATAATGCAGAAAAAATAATTAATGAAATTAGTTTCATTAATTTTGAAGAATTTTATGAATATCAATACCCAATTATCAAAGATTTTTATGAAGATTTTACAGACGATCAAATATGTAATTATGCATTAACATTATTTGATTCTAAATTTGCATTAATCAAAGAACATTAATTTATAAGAATTTAACAAAATTATAAAGAGATTCGCTTCCTTCTAATATTGAATAATCATCTGTTATAGTATACATAGGTAAATTAATATGTAACCATTTTTTATAATATATTTTTTTAATAAAATTAAGCAAAAAATAACAAATAGTTAAATCATCATTATATTGACATATCTCAACAGTATTTTTTACATCAGCTTTTTTTGATTTTGTTAATTCCAAATATTCTAATATTACTTCATGTCTGGTTATTTTTTCAGTAAATTTTTTTGCTTCTTTTTCAATTTTATTTTTTAATAAATTATTTAATGTAAAATATGTATACGAAATATAGCAATTACTTATCGATGTAAATGTTCCCATATCAATAATATATTTAAATTTATATTTATCAGTGCAGTAACTTAAACAATCTGCGATAATTAATCTACCTTCTGCATCAGTATCTAATATCTCTACATTTAATTTTGAATATGATTGAATTATATCTCCTGGTTTTGTAGAATTATTGGAAATACTATTTTCAACTAAAGGAATACAAACAACAATACTTTTCTTAATTTTATCTTTAATAATTTTTTCTAATATATATAAACACATACATCCACCAATTTTATCAAGATGCATTCCCGACATATTTTTTACATCTTTAATACTATAACCACCTGTATCATATGTAACGCCTTTACCAACTAATATAATAGGTTTAATATTATTGATTATATATTCACAAATTAGCATTTTAGGATTATTTTTATCAACAGAAATAATTAAATTCAAATTTTCTTTTTTTAATTCATCAAAATTTTTAACAATAATTTTAACCTTTTTTTCTTTTGCAAAGTTTTTTTTAACTTTTTCAATAAAACTATCTGGATTAATTATATTTGAAGGTTCATTAGCAAAATCTCTAAATTTATTTAAAATATGATTTTTATTACTAGACTGATTATATTTATATTTTAATTGTTCATTTCTTAATTTATAACCTTTTAATAAAGATTTATGTAATTTTTTTTTTTCAATATTTGTTTTTTCCAAATTCCATAAATCAATAAATGTATAATTTTTTTTCATACTAATTAGTAATAATAATAAAAAAAATGTATAATTAAATTACAATATTTACAGCATTACCTAATCGTAATTCTGTATTAAGCATGATTGTATATCCTGCATCACGAATATTCTTACAGAAGTTATAATCTTCTCCTGTGACAATTTTGTATTCGCTATTATCTTCTTTTTTGATAGTGAGAAGGTCGCCGTTGAAATAAGGGTACGCTAATTTTTGAATAACTTCTTGACGAACAGCAAAAAATGATAACCCTGTAAATTCAATTGGCATATATTTACTTTCGGTTTCTTTTTTCCAATTATCTAAATCTTCCTGTGTTAAAAACTTATAACTACCATTTTTAGCAAAATAATCATTATCTAAAGTTTTAACCGCGAGATAATTAATAGCATCTTCAGATTTATATAATCCAGATACAACAGGGTGTTCTTGAAGTGCATCAATTAAATCAATGAGTTGCTGTGGAGTAAATAACATATTATAATCAATTGTAACCCAATAATCATATTTATTGTTATTAAAAGGTTTATGTATTTCGTTATTCAATCCAAGAGTTCTAAGTCGCGAATGAAAAATAGAAGAATTATCACCACATGCAACTAAAAATTCATATTTTCCAGTTTGCCACAAAACAGTAAGTGTATTAGTCCAGCAAAGTAAAAATTTAGAAGAAAATTTTTCTCCCTGAAAAGCGAGTGCAATTACTTTTTTTTCAGTTGTTTCAGTTGTTTCAGTTGTTTCAGTTGTTTCAGTTGTTTCAGTTGTTTTAATATCATTCTCGTTTTTATTATTATCAGTACTCATATTATATAAATATTTTATCAAATTATCTTTATATGTATTTTAATTTGGCATTTCTTGTTCGTAACATAAATTATGAATGTGTAATTTATCAATTCTACCAACTCTTTGTGCTCGTCCAACTGCTTGATTTTTATATAAACCCATTGAATGAAATATAATAACATCTGTTGCAAAACTAATATCTATACCGCTCCCCGCATGATAAGTATTAAGTAGAATAACTTTAATATTTGAATTTTTAAAAGAATTTAGTATATTCATCATGTGTGATGTATTACCTTTTAATTCAGCATAAGTAATATTATTATCTTTTAATTTTTGAATAATATCAAAGAAACCAGACTCAAATTTGCTAAAAATAAGAAATTTACCATTTGGTTTATTAGTAATAATATTAATTAATGTATCTATTTTATTTAAAATTATATTTTCTTCAAAATTATCTTTTTTATCAGTAATAGCAATTAATTCATCTGTATTAATATTATCTCTACATTCAGGACATTTTTGATTATTTTTAATCCAATTAATAATACAAATAGCACAATAAGAATGAGTACATTTTAATACAATAGGATTTGTGATATAGTCCATACAAATTGGACAAGTTTTATCTGATAGTTCTGAAATTCTATTCTTAAGATTATTTAATTTATTATTTAAAACTTTTAATTCATTATTTAATTTATTTAGTTTATTTTCTTTAATGTCGTGAGGTATAGTTAATGATGTTACATACTCCAATTCTTTATTTTTGTTTTCTAATTCAATTGTAAAATCTTTAGATATTATAGTTATAATATTATCTTGTGTATCAGTTTTAGCGCCTAAATCTCTAATAGCACCTATAATATCATTAGCGTTTAATTTTTCTATAATATTATTAGTAACAAAATCTTTAATAGTATGAAAAAGTATAGGCATTTTACATAAATAATATTTTTCTTCTGGTATAGGCAATTTAAAACTATTTCTAACAAATTCTTTTTTACATTTAATTAACATTAATTTAATATTTTTTTCATCATTAAATATATTTCTAATATCCCATAATATAGATGATGGACTTCTAATAGTATTTATTAATTCATCATAAGTACCAGATATTAACCATAAATAATAATAATGAATAACCGGAATACTTTTAATTAAATCATGTGCTTCATCAATCATAACTCTTTTCCATCTAAATAAATGTTTTGCGTATTTATTAGCACAATTATAAGTATTTAAATCTCTTTCTTGAAGATATTCTTCATTATGCATGATATTATAATAATAATTAATAAGTACTTCATATGTCGTATTTTTAATTAAAACAACATCAAATTCACTTAAATATTTTTTTAATATATCATTATTATTTTTAACATCATTATAATTTGGTAAATTTTTTCTTATAAAATTTAAATTATCAATTGCTAAAAATTTTAAATTAGTATCTTTTTTTAAGGTTTTCATCCATTGTATATATACTGGTCCTCTAGGAACAATTATTAGTGTTGCATCAATCAATACTTCTTCTTTTTTGACACTATTATTTATAGTATTATAACTAAAATATGAATAATTTGAATTACTAATATAACTTTTTTGATAAGTTTTATTAATAAATATATCATTAAGTTTGCATTCAGATATAATTGATAACGCTGTTAAAGTTTTTCCATATCCAACAATATCACCAATTATGCCAATATTTGTAGAAATTTTATATTCTCCAGAAAGATATGGATTGTGATTATCATTATAATTTTTTGAAGTAATATTATAATTAATCGAACCATAATTTTCCATTAATTTTGCTTTATATAAACATGTTAATTGATGTGGTTTTAATATTATATTAATATTATCTGGTTGTTTTAAAGCTGGAGAATATTCATCTAATTCTAAATCATATTCATAACTTTTATTCATTTAATATATATTATATAATTTATATAATATATATATACATATAAATTATATCATTTTTTTATGTATATAAATAATAATATATTAAATAAAAAATGATACATCATTATACATAGATTATATATATAAATATACGGGTATTAAAAAATGGTTGATTCGTTGAATGAGTTGAAGTATTTTACTAAAACAGAAGATTATAAAAATTATAAAAAAAAAATCAAAGAACAATATACATCAAATATAATGTCAAACTATTTTGAATATTTTGATGAAGAAAATGTTATAACTTTAAAATTACATCAAAAATACTATTTCAATATAGCAGCAAATATCGCAAAAAGTTCTAATATGTTCCAAAAACATGGTGCTATTATTGTATATAAAAAAAATATAATTGCATCGGGTTATAATAGTTATTCATATAATAATAAAAAACATTTCAGTATTCATGCTGAAATAATAGCAATTAATAATGCTATTAAAAGTTATAATAAAGAAATAGTGCGCGATTCAAAACTATATATTGTAAGAATTGCACCAGAAACAAAGAGTGAATATTTATTAAAATATTCAAAACCTTGTTTAAATTGCCAAAAATATATAAATAAATTTAATATAAAAAAAATATTTTACTCAACTAATTATGATTATGATAAAAATATTTTGAGTGATTCTGATTAAATTTGCAAATTAACTTGAGGTATAACTCTTGTAATATTTTTCTTCAAAATTGTTGGTCTATCACTAAATATTTCAAAAAGTAATTCTTCTCCTGATAAATTTTTATATTCTAATATTTTTTGTTTTATTTCTGACATTTTAACAGGGACTTTTACTTTTCGTTCATTTGCTTTTATTCTTCCATGTTGTGTATTTAAATCTTTATATTTATATTCAAACATAAATTTTTCTATTTTACTATTTAATGCTTTTTGATGTGTTTTTCGTTCTTTTATTGCTACTTGTAATTTTCTAATTTGGTCATCATATTTAAACCATTCACTTACTAATGTTTTCAATGTATCTAACTCCTCGTTAGTTGGTTCTAAATTAGTTTCAAGAATGTTATTAACAAATTCCACATTGTTATCTTTTTCCATTATATATATCATTATTAAATAAATAATCTTTATATTAATTTAGTGATTTTTCAATAAATTTAATTATATTATCGTACTCGCGTTTTTTAAGAAATTCAGATTTTTTAATTCCTTTATCATAATATTGTATACATGGTACTAAATGTATATGCATTTTATTATCTAAGTATTTTATCATATTTTTTCTTTCAATATAAATAATTATTTTATCAGTATTATGATATTTTTCTTTGATATCTCGCCAGAGACCTTTTAACATTACACAATAAGGACATTGCTTTGAATAGAAGTAAATGATAACTTTATTACTTGGTATTAATTTTGATTGTATTTTTTTATGATTTTTTTTATTAAGATTATAAACAGGCATGTTATATTATACTATTTATAAATATTATATTAATAATAAAAATAATACACTAAATTATTATCAATATATAAAATAGATTAAAAATGATTAATGATATTATAGAATCAAATAACTATAATTATCTTAATTTTCAAACATTAAATAATTATAATAACAACGATAATCAATATGCTTATACAAATGATAAACCGACATTGAAACATATTAATTCTGTATACGATTATAATTTAAGAAATATAGCAAACGAATTATCATGTAAACATCAAATAGTGTTAAATAATTTAAATGATGTATATTATAATAATTATTATATATCAAATAAAAGTTATGTAGATTATATGAAACCGGTAGATTATGATTATCAAAAAGATTTATATATATTATTGGGTAGACAAGTAACTCCGAAAAGTTGCGATGTTAAAAAAGAAAATTATAATGAAGGAAATTGGATAAATTATCATAATAATATTGTTGAAAAAAAAATTGATAATAAACTTTTTAATATTAATACAAAAAGTAAATTAAAATAATTTAACCAAATTTTAATTTAATTATTTTATTTATTAATGTTTCTTTTTTAATTGGTTTAACCATACCGTTTTTTCGGGTTGTTACTTTAATACCAAGCGATTTACATTTTTTTAATAATTTTTCTTTAGAATATTTTTTATTAAGGTATTCTCTATATAAAGTTTTTTTACTTTTTTGTTTAGTATTTTTTCCACCATGAGTTCCACGCCCCCCCAACCCTAATATATTATTTACAGTATTATGTCGAAGCCTTTTAAACATTATATTCTATAATTAAAAAATATAATTATTTCATAATTAGACATTTTTGTAATACACTTTCTTGACTTATGTCATTTTCAATTGAATCCTTTAATATTTTTTTAGATTTTTTTAATTCAGCTTTATTATCCTTTATTCTTTTAGTATGTTTTATTACATCACTATTCAATAATTTTTTCTCTGAAATTGGCAAATTCTTAATATCTTTTCCCTTTTTTATATATACTATATATTCTTCATCTTTAAATATATCTTTTTCTAATGATTTTATACTCTCTCTTATATCATCTATATTCTTCCCGCTTTTAGACATATTTGCTTCAATATTATAAAAAACTGGGTAAGCAAAATTTCTTATATCTCTATCTCGATTTAAATATGATATATATCCGTTTATATCATTTAAATATTTTTCAGCACCAATATCAGTAAATTTACTAGTTGATTTATCCAAATATTTTTTTGTAAATTCATTAAAATCCTCTGGTAATTCATTACTTTCTTTCATTAAATTAATTAATTTAATTAAATGCATTGGATCATTTGTATATGGCGTTGCTGTTAATAATAATAATTTAACACTATCTTTCCCAGAATTACTATAAGATTTTTTGATTAATTTATTCATAATTTCAATATTTGGTTTTTCTGATGCTTTAATATCAGGTGAATATAATTTATGTGCTTCATCAATAATAACAAGTGTTTTTTTTAAAATATCTTCTGTTCCATTTCTTTTTTGCATTAGTTTGTGTATACTATTTTTAGCTGCTAACATATTAGAAAACTGTTTATAACTAATTGGTAATATCCATGAATTACTCAAATATTTAAGATAATTTTTTTTTATTATTTTTGGTATATTTTCTTTATTGATTATTTGTCTTCTAATAACTGATGAACAAACTTGTTGAAACATATTTTTCCATATATCAGCTTTCAATGTATGTCGTGTTACCCATAATATTGTGTAATTATGTTCTTCAAACCCTTTTGTGGCAATTGAAACAGCAGAACAAGTTTTACCTGTACCTACACTATGCCATAATAATAACCCTTTATAGGCGGAAGAATTATTAAAAAAATTTGACACAAATTCCTGAGATGGAGTAAATGTAATTAATCTTTCATCCTTTGGGGGTAATGATGGTGGTAAATTTTTAGTTGGTATTGGTAATGAATTATTTTTTCCACCATTTTTTGTGTTTAAAATTTCTTTATTTACACTTTTTAATTTTTTATTTAAAATTTTTTCATTTTTCCTTATTATTTTTCTATCTTTTACCATTACTTCATCTTTTAATTCTTTGCGAAATTCTTCTTTACTATTTTCATCATTATAATCTATTTCCTTATGTAATTTTAATTCTGATTCATGATATTCAAAAAGATCTTTTGTTTTCCAATGTAAACTAAGATAAAACCAATTTCCTTCAGTCATATATGCTTTTGTTGTATAGGCGGGACTAACTAATCTGCCAACAAGTCTTCCTTCTGTACCATTAGCGATTTTAACAATATCTCCAACTTTTAATGGCTTTATCTTTTCATTCGTGTAATCATCTAGCCATTTATTATAATTTTTTTTATCATCACTTTCAATTTCTAAAATTTGTTCATCATTATAAAATAGTTTTTGTGCAAATTTATATGCTTTAGTTTGTGTTAGTGCGAATCCACCAAAAGTATTATATTTAACTTTTTTAATAATTTCTTTTTGTTTTTCTACACAATTATTTTCAAATTTTATATCATCCCATTTAAATTTTGAATATCTTTCATCAATATAATCTCTTAATTCTTTAAAATTATATTTTTTATTTGGCGCTTTTAATAAATTTAAATTTAATTTTTTTTTAGTTTTTCCTTTTATACCACCACCTAATGGATTTTTAACCTTTTTAACAAGAGCAAATTCATTATTAGACAATTTTCTATAATGTGTATAAATATTTTCAATATTTTTATCAAAATTATGAATATTAATATTTAGATTATAATCTATAGCACCATATTTAGAAATATTTTCTAATTCTGAAGCAAAAGTTAATTTACTTAAGTCTAATCCACTATTATTCATAAATAATTCATGTAAATTTATATTATTATCACCTATCAAATTATATTTAAAAACATGTAAAGGCCATCCTATATTTGGAATAAATTCTAAACCTTTTTGACCACAAAATCTAGTTCCTCTACCAATTACTTGTTTTTCATCAGATGGTGTTATTAATGGTTCAAATATATGTACATATTTTACATCAAATAAATCAATACCTTCTTTATAACCTGAATCTAATATAATAAATCTAATTAATTTACCATTAATATTATCAGGTCTTTTATTATATAATTCAATAATATTTTTTTTTAATTTTACTGGAAATGGTTTGTCATATATTTGGACACTTGATAATAATGCAAAATTTTTATTATAATTTTTAGATAAACTATTTTCATCAATTTTTAAACTTTTATCATATACATTTGTATATCCTTTTGTCATCATACTAGCCGCTATCATTTTTGAACCCGCAGATGATTCTTTAATATCTGTATATATAATATGTTTATATTTTTTATTATATAGTTTCATATCATTTTCATCTAATTTATTTATATTATCTAATAATTTAATAACTTTTGGCGAAACATATTCTAAATTTTTTTCAAAATTTTTTAAATTAAAACCAACTTTATCAATTTTATGTTCCTTGGTTTGCATAGAAAAATTTCCGATTTTTCTAATACATAGAGCCTTTTTACTAATTTTCATTTTTTGTATCCTAATTATTTAAAATATTAATATTAAATATAATTAGTGTAATTATGTATTTCAATAAACTTAAAATATTAATAATATTATTAGTTTTAATATTATTTAATATGATACTATATTATATTATAAATAAAACTACTTATGAATCTTTTGAAAATGATAATTTAATAAATGAACAAAATATATATTTAGATGTAACAAATAAACCAGATGAAACAAATAAACCAGATGAAACAAATAAACCAGATGAACCAAATGAAATAAAACAATTATTGGATGATTTAGAAACGAATATAAGTAATAAAAATATTTCAATAGATATATTGTCTTGTTCAAATAATGGTTCTCTTATTTTACTAATATCAAACAAAGATAATTTAATGTATATTAGTAAAAATAATGGTAATAATTGGTTATATAAAAAACTACCAAAATATATAGAATATAGTAAAATATATTTAATTGAATTAAACATTAACAATTATTTATTAATATTATTTGGAAAAGATAATAGTATATATATAAGTACATCATTAGGGGATATATGGAAATTAATTAGTTTCAATAAAGGTAATGATATATGTTATTCAAAAACTTTAAATTACATATATATTGCAACAAATAATGGCATATTATTTAATAATAATCAATTGAATATAACAAGAAAAGAATGTGATACAGACTGTTTAACAAATTATGACAAATATGATGGTGAATTTAAATTTAAAATTATTAATAGAAGTGAAATTATAAATAAAAATATAACAAATATTCAATGTATTCCAAATGGTAATATTATTCTATATTCAATTAATAATAATAATATATATTCTATAAATCATAATGATAATGATAGATGGAATAGTATGTCAGGATTAACATGGGAGAAAATAGGCTATACAAAACCTGAAAAATATAAAGAACTCGTTAATAATGAATTAAGTGAATTACTAAAAACAAAAGATAGAATATCAATTGATGAAAAAAATAAATTAAATTTAAAAAATGGTGATATTACCGAAAATACATATATAAAAGTAGAAAATTTATATTATAAACCTATAAATATTAATATAATTTGTGACCTTAAAAATGTTAGTAATATTATAATTTTTGAAGACGAAATAATTGGTAATAATGGTAATATATTAATAAGCGATGAAAATAATTTATATATATATATATATAAATTAAATGATAATGATAATGATAAAATAATAGATAAAAAAACATTAAACATAATAGATATTGAAAGTCCAGTATGCGGATTTAGCAATAATGATTGTTTAATAAAAATAAATAAATTGATAAAGTATAAAATAGCAAGTAAATATAGTTTTATTTTATTAATAAACAATAAAACTTTATTATGTAATGATATAAATAAAACTGAAAAATTTTTACCAGCAAAAAAAATATCTAATATATATATTAGGGATATTGTTATAAATAAAAATTCCAGTAAAGCAATTATAATTGATTATAATGGTAATGTATATATAAATTCTGATTTGAAAAATTATTTCAACAATAAATCAGAATTTGAAAAAGTTGTATTTGATTTTAAAAACTCATTTTAAATAAAAATTATATATAAAAATATAATACTTAAATTATATGTTATGACAACTGGATATTTATACTGTGTAATCCCTACATGTGAAATTGAAGTATTATGTATAGACATTGATTATAACTTAAAAAATATTGTCAAAAATGAAGAAATAATATATCTTAAAAAAGTAAATTGTCCAAAAATAGTAAAAAAAAAAATTTATAATAAATTTAAAAACTATATATTATTAAATAATATATTTAGCACTATAAAGAAAAAAAAATTATTAAAATATATTAAACAGTTTTAAACTTATTATCACAAACATTTGTTAGACGACGATTTTTAATTGATATTTATATTATTTATCCGTAGTCGATTTTTTCGCTGCTCTCAGTCGAGATGAACTTCGCGTTGCTGCTGGTGGAGATGTTCTTTGTGTTGCTGCTCGTCGAGATGTTCTTTGTGTTGCTGCTGGCGGAGATTTTTTTTGTGTTGCTGCTCGCGGAGATTTTTTTTGTGTTGCTGCTGGCGGAGATTTTTTTTGTGTTGCTGCTCGCGGAGATTTTTTTTGTGTTGCTGCTCGCGGAGATGAACTTCGTGTTGCTGCTCGCGGAGATGAACTTCGTGTTGCTGCTCGTGGAGATGTTCTAGACGAAGTATTTTGGATAGCGTAATCATTGCAATGTTTTAATAACATTTCTGCCAATTTTAATAAAATTTTTGCAGTATTGGAAAAAACTTTATTAATAAATTTATTTTGCACATCTTTATTATAATTATACGGATAATATTGTAATAAATGAAATATATTATTAAGCATTTTAATATCTTTGCTTTCAAATAAACCAGAATATCTAAAAATATTTATAAATCCTAGTATATAAGTAAAATTACCTATATAATAATCTGTAATTAAAAAGTTAGTATCATTCATAAATTTTTGATTAAAAACATCTATTATTTCATCATATGATAAATAATCATGTTCTATTGTTAAATATCTAAGATCATCTTGATATTCTTCATCTTGATATTCTTCATCTTGATATTCTTCATCTTTATGAGCACCCCCTTTTTTATCATTATATTTAGCATATGTTTTTTTTAAATAAACTAAGAATTCGTCGGTTGTCTTACCATTACTATCTATAGTAATTGTATCTTCGTTATTTATATTATAGTTATTATTTAAATAATCATTTAATAAACCATCTTTTTTTATTAAATTATCAAATTTAATAAAGTCACATAATTGAATAATATTATAAATTAAATTGTCAAACATATTATAAATTTCAGAATCAGGTAGTGCATTAAATCTATTTTTAGACAATTTAATAATTAATACATTTTTAATAATACTGTCTAATAAATTTATAAAGTCAGTATATTTACAAATATTTTTTTTTATATTAATAAGAAAATAGTTGAATTTATTTAAATCAGAATCTTGTATATTATTTTTTATAAATCTAAAAATGTTAGGTCTATTAAATATATTAGATGTATTAGAAGTAAAATCAAAAGAATGAATAAATGCATCTACATTATTTAATTTATTTAAATATTTTCTTTTAATAATTAATAGTTTATTATATTCGCGTTCAAAAGATAATTTACCTAAAGTAAATAAATCAAATTTATAAAAATTGCCACCTATTATTTTAGTACGCATCTTTTCTAAAATAAAAAAAGAATTTAATTGATATATTATTTATTATTTATTATTTATTTTTTCTTAGTAACTTTCTTTTTTACAGGAGGAGGGACTTCAATCTCTGGTTCTGGTTCTGGTTCTGGAATAACTGGTTCTTCTTCTTCTTCTTCTTCATCATCATCATCTTCTTCTTCTTCCTCTTCTTCCTCTTTTTCTTTTTTTTCTGTCATTTTTTTTTTATCACTTTTTGTAGAAGCTTTAACATCAATATCATCTGGTAAGATATTAATTTCTTCTTCTTCATCTTCATCTTCTTCTTCGTCGCTATCTTTGATAAATGTTACTTTTACATTTTGAGATAGTTGAAATTTACTGGTGCAAACTTTCCACGAACAACCATATTTACCACCAGCCATCCATAGACCAGTTAATTGCACAATCATAACAACTTTAGCACCCTTTAGTCTTTTAAATACTTCGTTAATATCAAGTTCTTCGTTTTGCATATTATAACAATCCATAATACATTGTTCTGTTTTAAGATCAAATGGGATTTTTGCTTTAAAAGTAGGCGGATATTTACCGAGTTCCTTACCTGTATTTGGATCTTTATCAATTTTAATAATTGGACTAAATAGTTTTTTACAGAATGCTTTATTATTATCAAAGTCGTCTTTAAACCATAGTTCTCTGTTAGCGTAAGCATCATCGACAACCTTATTTTCAATTTCTTTTAGTTTATTATACATTTGTTTAATTTTATCATTTTCATCCATACCCCTAAAAGAAACATCAAGAGCAGAACCTGGAATTACTTTTTCTGCAGGTTGGTCATCGTTTTTTTCTTTTTCTGAATATGGAGGACTAATACCATAAGGAAGATAAAGAGATGGAGTTTGAATTGTTAATTTTTCATTACCATAATTAATATAAACAGTCTTTGCACCCGATTTCATTTGTTTGACTTCGGAATATTTAAGTTTTGATACATCGATTTGTTTGGGAAGAATTACGCTCATTATGTTTTATATATTGTTATGTTTTTATATAATTTATAAAAAGAATCATTTTTTTTTTATTTGTATTTATAAATTTTTTTAACAATTAAAATGCTAAGAACAAAAGTTAATAATATTAATAAAAAACCTGAAAATTTATATATTTTTGTGTAAAAACATTGATTGCAATTTTTTTTCATTTTCTATATATTGTATTATAAATTTATTCTAAAAGTACTAATAATAGCAAATTATAACTAAAAACTATAAAAGAAAGTACAAATATAACTATAATACAATCTTTAATATATATTAATGGGTTTATAATTCTACCCATGCCTTTTGGTGATAAAATGATAGAGAATATTATTCCTAAAAGCATTAAAGAAATAAAATACATAATATGTTTTAATGTTTTGTTAATAAAATCATATTCAGTGACAATTCTAACATTGTGAACATATGTTATTATAATAATTATTAAATAAGTAAATATAAGTATTGTTATTAAAAATCCAAAAATACTTTTTTTATAAATCCATATGCCTTTAAAACCACCCGCCAAACTGTTTAAAAACATTAAAACCAATATTGTTAAGAATATAATAGTAAAAACCCAATGTGGCCAACTCCATTTCTCTGGATTAAATAATTCCAAAAAAATGACACCTATATGTTTAAAAAAATGTAATAATTTATCTGCAATAGTTTTTATAAAGGACACTATTGGAATTTTTGTATCACGAACCTCAATTTCGAACATTCTTATTAATTATAAATTATATAAAAATAGAAACTATAATCATAGAAATTATTAAAACAATAATTGTCAAAATAAAAAATTGCTTGATAATTTTTATAGAAAAATCATATTTACTATAAAACTCCTTTGTACTTTCTAATATACCAAATGAATACAGTGGTAATATTAATAATGTAATTATAATAGCAATTATAAAACATATATATATAACCGTTTGTCGTTTATAATTGGTTTCCATTAATAATATAAAATAAATTTATTTAATAGATTATGATGAATAATTCATTTATAAATGCATATATAACAAAAATATTCAATGATATACAAAATTGGGCATATGCTAATAATGTTATTATTAACGCGGGTGGTTTCACAATAGGTTATTCAACTTATTATTTTATAACAGGTATTTTAACATTAATAACGCCATTACTTATATTAATTGGAAATAATATAAGTAAAATAGCAAGTATTATTGGATTAACTAAAACCGGTTATTTATATATTCTAATAAAATTTATATCAAGTATCATATGTTTAGTTATAGTATGGTTATCAACAATATTAATTACATTTATATTACTTGAGTATTTTTTGAATAACAAAATTTTAAAATTAAAAACAAATATAAAACAGGGTGAAAAAAAAGATTTCATAATTTCTAAAGCAAAGGTAGAATCTGATTATAATAAAGGTATAATTGAAAATAAAAAAACGATAGATATATTGAATGAAAAAGATAAAATAATTGGTTATGAAATTGTTAAAAAGGAAGAAGATGTCGTAGATAATTTACTTACAAAAGAAAATAAGGATTATGAAAAATTTTTAGGTAATATATTATAAAGAATTATTTTTTTAAATGTAAATCAATTAAAATTTTTATATTTTCTGGTATATTTTCAAATTTCATATATAATGATTTAATATCAATATCATTATTATTTTCAACAATAGGATAATATACTATATTTTTCATTTTTTCTTCAACTTTATTAAAAATAAAAAGAGGTCTATCATTAATATTTTTTGTTGCACGTATAAATGTTGAAGATAAAACCAAATCATTTATTTCATTTCTTTTTACATCCTGATTACTAGATCCATATGGAATTCTATGTATTAATAATATTGAAATATTAAAAATATCAGAAATCACTTTTATTGTTATATCATTTGGATATAATAAATCGTTTAATATAATTTTATTAATAATAGTATTTAATTCATCTGGTGTATATATATCTATATCAGTCGATTTTGATTTAGAAAATTTATTCCATTCATTATTAAAAGAAGGGTCTTCAAATAAAAATTTATTAGCCTTTTTATCAAAAATTATTTTTCTGATATATTTATTAACTATACTTTTAATTTCATCATAATTAGTATTAATATTTAAATATTTTGATAACCAATTAACATATTCGCGCATTTTATCAATTGTATAACTATTTTTTATTATTACTAAATTTATCCATTTTGCTTTAATTCTTGAACGCCATTTTGTAGGCAGTAAATCTTTAACACCATTATATAAAGATGGTAATGTATGATTTTTTTTATCTTGTATTTTATTTAATATTAAATTATGCGTATTTTGAATATTATCTCCTAAATTATTAGGCATATAATCATGATAATTTATTAATATTTTAGGTGTTTCAAATATATTATTTATATAAAATACATTTTGTGAAAATATTAATTCATCCTTATTATAATTATTTTCTTTAATTAAATAAGACATAAAATCATATTTATAGTATATTATAATATGTGTTAACCATTTATTAATGTTATTTATAGGACTAGAAGAATATAAAGGTAATTCTTCTAATATAATTTTTATTTTTTTCTTATTATTAAATTTAGTAAAATATTTATTGTATAATTTATTAATTATTTCAACTCTATTTAATTTGTGATATAAATTAATAAAGGTTTCGTTATTATATTTATTTATTATTAATTTTGCAACAATTTTTTGCAATTTATACCATTCATATGAAATTTTGTTTTCATTTTCAATATAATTTATTAATTTATTATCGATATTCGCAATATTAATAATGCTAGTATTTTTCAATTTTAATTCTGGAATATTTAACTTACTTGAAAAGTATTTTTCATTATTTGATGTAATATCTCCAATAATATATTTAATATTTAATTCGTCGCATTTTTTAGTAAATTTATTATATATATTTTTATGAATATTATTAATAATAAGATTATTATTAATAATATCGTCATAAAATTTTATATTAATAATATTCATATCTTTTATAAATTTTGTTAGCAATGATATACTTATTTTATCAATGTAAAGTAATATATTTGATTTAGTAATAAAATAATTAACACTTAGATCATTATTCAAAAGAATAGTATCTATATCAAAAATATAATATTTGCCACCTAATGTATTTATTAATTGACTTAATGAATATATCTTATTATAAATATTATTTAGATATGTATTATTTGTTATATTAGAACATTCATTTATAATTGTCTTTACAAACTTATAATCATTTAAATATAAAGTATAATCATTATTAGTCTTATTTCTTAATTCTAATGGTTCATAATAATTTTTATCTTTTAATAACATTATTAATTCAGGATTTATATCTAAATTCGTTAAAATATCATTATATGAAGTAAATAAAGGGCACATTATTTTTATATCATTATTATCATATTCCCATATTATTAATAATTTTTTATATAATATCGAAACAAGTGTATATAAATAATATGGTAATTTATCATTTGGATAATCATTAGATTTTAAATAATTTATAAATCTATTATATGAATTATATATAGATATTAATCTATGTATTGAATTAATATTACTATTATCGTATTTTAATATTGATAATAATTTTTTATTTTTATTTATTTTTTGAATTGTTTTTTTATTATTAATTATTTTTAAATTTATATCATGAAAATCTTTACATATATTACCATTTTCTAAAGATATATACGTAACTAAATCTAATCTTTTTTCTATATCATTTATAAATGCATTTTTTGATGAAAAATTTAGTAAATCGGATATTGCATGTATAATACTATCATTTTTAATAAAATCACTTTTAATATTTGTTCTGTGTTTTATTCCTTTTCTTACAAAACATTTTTGTGTTTTATTTAACATTTTTGAACAAGTATCATATGATACTCCGTCTAATAAAATTTCATGTAATCTTTCATGTATTGAACCTAAACGATTATTTTCAATTGGTGCCCCTTGATTCATTAAATAATAATTTTTATCTACAACATATGAATTGTGCTCTACAGTGTCTTGTTCGTGTGTTTCTGACCCTTTTTCTAAATTAATGTCAAATAATTTACAACTTTTTATATCTTCTAATGTTTGTTCTTTTTTACCACAACAAGGAGCACAAATACCTTTATCATTCTTCTTTATTAATTTAATAAATCTTTTTTTTGTTTTATCTTTTCCCCAAAACATTTCAATTGGTTCTTCATTTTCTAAGGGGCATTCGTATTTATCTAAAGTTGGGTCTAAAGGTATTTTACTAGTTGGACACCATACTTTTGGACAGGCATAAAAATTTTGATTTTTTGCAGAACTTCCATATTCTAAAATGTTATCATAATATGTTTGTTTATTTTTTTCTAATTTTTCTTTTTCCTCTTTATTTAACACTATTGGTTGAAATCCCGCCTGACACTTATCTCTTGCATAATTTTCTCCAACCAAATCTTTATCATATTGTTTCATTAATTCAACAAATAAAGAATGATTTATTTTTCCTAAAGCCGCACCACCTAATAATAAGTCATCTTCGTCGTCTAAATCATAATCTAATTCTCCCAACTTATCATCTTCGTCAGATTCAATAATATCATCAATTTTATAATCATCTATATCTAAAATATCTTCTTTTTTAACTGTTTTTTTTTCTTTTTTAACTGATTTATCAATAGTTCTTGCCTGTGAAATAATTTTAACCAACCAATAATATAAATAATTTAATTCATTATAATTTGCGACATTATTTATTTCTAAATTTACTAATTGTTTATGTTTTGATAATGTAACAATCGAACCATTATCTGTTATTTTATATTCTTTTTTCTTTTTATCATCTAAATCTATATTTTGCTGATTGTATATAATATTATTAACCTCATCTTTAGCAATAGATTTATCAAAACCTAATGTAACTAGTTCGTTAATTATTTCATCTTCGGTTATGCCAATATCATATCTATTTATTATATAATCTGATATACTTACATTATTATTATAATTTATAGAACGTTTATATATACAAATTATTTGCTGTTTATTTTTTGATAATTTAACATTAAATATATCATTATATTTGCTAATAACAGATAATATATTATTAAGATTAACATTATCAATAAGAAATGATGTATTTAATTTGATTTGAGTTTCTTTCATTTTAATTTTCTCATTTATATAATTTTGAATATATTTAGTTAAATATTGTATTTTATCTGTTATTGTGTTCCATGTTATATTTTTTCTAATATCTAAAATAAAAGAATACATTATTTGCCCATCTGAATTTATTGTGATTTTACAATAACATCCGTTTGTAATTATATAATAAATATTAATACAATTTATTTTATTTATTTTATCAATATTACACCAGTTATTGAATTGTGATAATTTTATAAAATGTTTTTTTTGTAACTTATATAAAATTTTAGAATTATCATTAACCCATTGTATTAAAGCAATATTATTTTTTGTTTTCATCACATCAAATAAGTTTGCAAGTATTATTTTTTTTTTTAATTTATAAATTAAATCTACTCTATGAAATTTATCATTATATTTAGTTAAAAAATCTGTTTGCTGTGTAACTAAATTATATAATTTGTCATCTCTTAATTTTAAAGTTTTATATGTTTGCAGTTTCCTATTGATAAAATAATATTTATTTTCTTTTAAATAATTACTACTACTTATATCATCGCTAAAAATTAAATTTATTTTTTTTAAATTAAATAAACTATTATCATTATATATATATGTAATGTCTTCGTCTAAATTTTTTGATTTATGATTATCAGATAGGAAAGGATTAATATTAAAACCATCCCATTTTAATTCCTTGATATTATGCGATATCATATTATTTTTATTCCAAAAATAATATAATTCTTTTTTAGTATTTTCAAAATTATTTATATACATAACAATTTTATTTAAAGCGTCGTCAAGATTGTCATCTATATATATATATTCTTTTATTTGTATTTCGTTTGTATCTAATTTATCATATGTATTTAATTTATCAAAAATATATGTTTTATATTCATTTTTATTAAACCATCTAAAAACTTTAATTGGTATGTATGGTTTCATAATATTATATTACGCCTCTATAAAAAAAATTATTTTATTTTTTTCGTTTTATAAAGTAAGATATAATATATATTATGACAAAAAAGGTAGATTTATCTATGTTTTTAGATTTTAGTAGTTCTATTGATTTTTTAAAAAATTTAAAAAATAAATATAATATATTCTATGATACTAATTCAAATATTGATATATATAATAAAAATGACTATGAAAAATATTTAAAATATATGCCGTTCTTTTACTTAAATACTGATAAAGATTATAACTTCAATATTGAATTTGAATATAATTTATTAAAAACTATACCATGGCATTACGACTTCCATTTATATCAAAAGGTTTTAGATGAATTAAATATTATTAATAAAAATGATTTATGGAATAGTTACACTTATACAAAAAAATATATTAGCAACAATGATACTAAAACAATAAATTATGTTCCTAATATAAATGAAATTATAAAATACATACCAAGAGGTTATCTTATTGCCCCAATCGATATTGATAATATTGAATTACAAATTGATAAAAGTAAAAATGAAGAAGTTTTGGAAAATAATGATAGTGTCATAAACCAAATAAATATAAATGACGATATTATTCAATTATACTATATTATAATTGGTAATGATATTACTTTAACAAAGGATAGTTTCTCAAAATTTGTGAATAATAATAAAGATTTTTTTGATAAATTATTATCATCAAATAATAATATGTCGTCTTATAACGATATCATAAATCATTATTTTGATGATAATAATTTTATTGAATTATCGGACTGGAAAGAAAAAACACTATTTATAATTAGTTCGGACACAAATAAATATTCAATTTATATCAATAATTTAATAAATAATAAAAATAATATTATAATAGAAGAAAAATTTATTAATATGTACGAAAGTACTGTAAATCCAATAAATGATGAAACAAATACGCCTGTATCAAGATATAAGTTTTTAAATTTTAAAGATGCAAGATGGAAAAAAAAAATAATTAATATGTCATTATGGTTGATACTATATATTTTAATTATTATATTTATATTTATAATAGTGTTTATTATTATAAAATAAAGTATTTTATAATAATTAGAGTACTTCTTTCAATATGGCAAGTGGTTTTGAAAAAATTTATGAAGATATGCAATTAGCATACATAATTGGAGTAATTAAATATTTTATTGACAATATAAATGACTATATGCCATTAAATAAATTATTTCAAATTATAATATATATATTTACTTATGAGTTTCAAGTTGAATTAAATATATATATTATATACACTCTTAAATTTTTGTTTTCAATTATTATTATTATTATGCCTATTATATTACTTATTATAACATTAATAAACTTTAATAGTATAATAAGTAAAAATAAAAAATATTGGTGGACAAAAGAAAAATATAATTATTTAAATACTAAATATATATATATTAAGAAAATTTATAATATATTTGGTATAACATTGTCACAAAACATTCTTAAATATTTATCATTAAGTATATCTTTTATCATTGTTAGTAGTATTTTACTAATAAAATTTAAAGATATAATTGATAACGACAATGATATAAGTAAACATTTTTATAAAATATTATATTATAATGGTGCATTATTTTTGGTAATATTTCTAATAATTTCAATATATTTAGCAATTAATTATAATAAATATAATAGAGTTTTTAAATATAACAAAAACTTAAATAATATATATTTAAGATATTTAAATAAGGATTATATGAAAAAAATTTGCAATAATTTTATCGACGATGATAATAATATTGTAGATACTTGTACATTTAAAAGCATACCCAATACAATTAATTTAAACGAGTATTTAAATACAATGAAAACAGAATATGAAAGAATAGAAATATCCGATTTAGAATTAGATAATGAAAATACAACTATCAATTATAGTACGCAAACTGCTAATAAATTTCTATCCGCATTAATAACACATCAATTTTTAACATTTTTATATAATAATCAATTTAATGAAAAAACAAAGGATAATAAATTTTGTAGGGAATTAAAATTAGATAATATATTAAATAATAAAATAGATAATATATTTTATTGTTTTAAAGAAACAACACAATTTCCATTTACAACAAATATAGACGGTGAATTGCTAGGTTCTGCATCTCAAATATATTTTGCCTTAAATTATGAAGTTTATACAAAAATAATTGACAAATATTTAGAAATTAATAATAATCTCTCTGAATATATAACAAATATAAGAAAGGAAAATATAGATGAAATAACAATTACTATATTTATTGCTATTTTATTTATATTTTATTTGATTGGATTATTTTTTATTTTTAACATTGATAAATAAGGAATAAAACATAAATAAATTTAAGTTATTTTTATTAATTAAATAATGTAAGTAATTATTAAATGACAAAAAAATTTTTTTCTATACTTGAAAAAAATATTAAAAGTGGAGGAGAAACACGCTTTATAAAAAATGTTGTATTACCAAATGTATCATTGGTTAATCAGAATGAAGTGAGTCAACTAGGAACTAGTAAAATTTGTAGGAACTTGGACATGGCGAATGGGTCTATCTATAATCTTACTACTGGCGGGACACTGTCCGACGAGCAGCCCGCCGAGCAGCCAGTGCCGGGTGCCAAGTCGACAGCCGAGGGGACCGAGCAGCCAGCGTCGACTGCCAAGTCGACAGCCGAGGGGACCGAGCAGCCAGCACCTGCGGCCGCGGAGGCAGCACCTGCGGCCGGGGAGGCCAATCCTGAGCAACAAGTGCCGGGTGCCGAGCAGCCCGCCGCGGAGGCAGCACCTGCGGCCGGGGAGGCCAATCCTGAGCAAC